GTCGGTGATCTCGATCGGTTTGCCATACTGCTTGAGGGTAACTTGCACATCCTCATAGACCATCTTCTGAGCAGTCGGCGTGACGCCTTCCACCAGCGGGGTAGTCGCAGCGGTGAACGGAACGGGACGCCGGAACTTCACGGTGTCAGCCTTATTCTTAGGCAACGGCTTGGTGAGGCCGAACTTCTGCAAGACGATTACAGGCTCGGCGTGCTTCAACATTTCAGACGCAGCCCACGCGGCAGTACGCTGATTGATGTCGCCATATTTCGTGGTTTGAGTAGACATTGAGTCGTTTCCTTATGATTTCTTGCGGGCAAAGAAATCAAACGCCGCATCGTAGTCATCAGGCGGTCCAGAGGCCGCTCCCGGCCCTTTGCTTTGGACAGATGCCCCAGACTCCAATTGACGTTGACGTTTACCGCGCAATGTTTTCTGTTGATCCGATTTCTCGGCCTCGGCGGCTTTATCGACCTCCTTGGCGTCGCTATCGGACGATTCATATTGTGGAAGCGATGCTTTGAAGCTGGCGATCAAATGAGCGGCTTCTTGACCGTTTGTGATCTTTTCGCCGTTTCTCCTAGCGGCCTGCTGGACGTACAACGGCTGCGCCCCAACCCAATCTCTGAATGCCCCATCCCCTGTGATGCCTTCCCAATCTGGGTGAGCGTCAGCGAGAATTGACTCCTGCTTATCGAGTTGGTTTTGCCGTTGATCGCCCGTTAAAGCGGCTACGGTTGCTGTAAGCTGCTCGATCTGCTTCTGATCTCGCGTCCGCATTGTCTCCAATGGACCAGCGATTTCGGGGTACTCTTTGCGAAAAGCATCAAGCTCATCGCCATCAGCGGCCTTTTGATCGTCATCGCCGTCATTCGCAGTACCGGCTTTCGCGGATACTTGCTCTTGAAGCTCATCGATCCGGCGCTGGTACGCCGCGATTCGTCCGTCATTGGAGCGAAATTTGTGTTGTAGTTGCTCGTTCTCTGAACGAAGTCTATCGACCTCGCTTTCACTTTCGTTATTGTCGTTGTTTTCGACATTCGTTTCGTTTTCCAAAACCTTTTCGACAACGGAATCGGCGGCATGATCCGCTACATCATCGTTACCTGAATCGGCGGCATGATCCGCTACATCATCGTTACCTGAATCGGCGGCATCACCATCAGCAAACGCCGCGAAAGCAGATTCAAAATCGTCATCGTCATTTTTTGACAAGGCGGCTTGTTCAGCGGCCTCATCAGGCTTCTGTTCGTCAGGCATCAAAATGTCCTTATTTTGGCGGCTCTATGAGCGGCCCTTATGTTTAGCTGTGGTAATCAACCACAGCAGCTTGCGCTTGCGGATTGTCAGCAAGCCTGAGTAATTCACGCAAGGCAGCAATCCGACCGCGTTCCTCAGAATCGTCTGCATTTTCCAAATTGTCGCGAGCCGCCTCAATAGCGTCTTTTGCCCACGCATCTATGGTAATCCATGTGCTGGAGGTTCTCTCGATCGTCATTAGATACCCTCACCCGTCGCCCTCTTGACCCCCAATTCCCCCGCGAACATACGCTCCTTGGATTGCGTGGTCATTTGAGCTATTCCAAACCTTGCCCTAATATCCTCGATCTGCATATTTTTCTGCTCGGCCAGCTTGACCATCGCCGTATCGCGCTCGATATTCGCGATCGCAACATCGATATCGCCTTGCATCTGCGCGAGTTCTTTCTTGAGTTGCAGCGTCAATATGTCGGAATTAGGCGGCGGCGGATTATCTCTTTCCTCCGCTTCCCTCTGCTTAATTTCCTCATCCGTCATAACAATGCTGTCAGCGGGAAGCATATGTGCTTGGACGAGAGACCTATACAACGCCGCAGATTTCGTAAGCGGCCCTAAAACGGGATGAGCGGAAAATTGCAAAGCCATCGCCATGAGGTTCTGCGCCTGGACCTCGCGGACCAACAGAACGCTGGAACCAAGAGCCTTGACCTCGTAATCGCCTTTAATATGTTCCTTGTCAGAAAATTGCATATTGAAGTCGTAAATACGGCGAATATTGGGCGTCGTCATGTCATCATCAAAATTACGAACCACCCTTCGGAACACCACATTGACGCTGTTCATAAGCATCGACATTCCGCCAGATGTTTGCGTTTGGTGGCTCCCACTTTCACCCTGCGCGACGAGCGGGAGGTTCGTTTCATCATCGGAGAATTGCTTTGCCACATTAATGACCTGCAACAACTCTTCTTGATGACTGTTGATGCTGTACGTCTTAAATGCGTGATCGAGACCTTGACCATTACGCAGCTTGGCGAACCAAATCTTTCGCGGCGTCAGGTTCCAGTCACCGTCCATCGGCTCGATGATATCCCTGTTAACGACAACCTGCGGCCCCGTCGAGAGGGCGCTGTTGTCCATGATCATGCGCCATGCGCTGTTAAGGGATTTCTGACTGTCACGCATCATATATGGGACACCGAAACCAAAAATTGAACTGTCGTCTTTCTCAAGATTGAATACGGAATAAAGCGATTCCTGACTATCCAGTGAATGTAACCCAACTTTCAAAACCTTGCCCTGGCAAAACCAGATAACAACCGGAACCTCTTTTAAAGGATCGTCATCGATATCCTCAAGGTATTCCTCTTTGTCCAAGCACTCACATAACGCGCGAAGCTCTTCGCCCTCAAGCGAGCCATGGTACTCCCAGACCAGATACATCGGATCAAGAGATTGCCCATCATTGACGATCGACCTGACCTGCTGGATGTAGTCTGGAATCGCGTCTCGCGGTTCTGCCATCATAACCTCGCGAACCGCATCGATAATAAACCCAGGCTCTTTCGCCAACTTCCGCAAACCCTTCTTGTTGAGAAGGTGACGTTCAAACTCAAATTCACACTCGTCCTTACGGCGAGCGTTCATATCTGGAAAATAATTCCAAGGATCAACCCAAACAAATTCTGGCCGGCTATCAGGAATACCGCCAAGCTGATAACCTTCCTCGCCTTGGTCTTGCCATTTACGGCGCATTTTACCCGATGCCAGCGGACCCTTGAGAACACCGCTGCCAATCACGCAAGCGTCGTGAATAACGTCGCGGCTTTTGATATTGTAGCCGCACTCCACAAGCTGATCGTCTATCTCGATCTCCATCGCAGAAGATCGCTTTATGGCTTCTTCTTGAATCGAGCGAGCTTGCTCACTGCCATCCTTGAGTGCAGTTGAAAGCTCCGCTGATGGCGTCGGGCTGATCCCCCAATTCTTGTCGTCGGTGGGGAACAGCATGTCCCACAACCGAGCTTCCCATGTATTTGTTTTGCTGCGCGTCAGCTTAACAAAAATCTGCGACTTCTTCGCAGCCTTCAGCTTTGCAACAGTTTCAGCGTCATACTTGCCATGAAACTGCCTTAAATCATCAAGCCAACGCCTCTCAATTTCTATTTTTTTACTGACCTGCAACTGAGCAAGAGCTTCCAAGCTATCAATGACTCCAGTCATTTTGTCAGCAAGACGGATTCGTCGCGTATCGCCTGACTCCTCACCATAATGATACTTATGATCTGCCATTCGTTAATATCCCGCTGTTGAATCACCAGACGACATTGAAATCATGCCACCGCTCAAATTAATCGATGGCTTCGTGATAGCAATTTCAATCCCGCTAATAATCAGGTATCGCGTCGCATCCATAAGATGATCGAACATCTTGACAACCTTGCCCTTCTCGCTACGGCGATACAGGCGATATTCTGCAATCCAGTTCTGGCAAGTTAAAAACACCTTCAACCGACCCGTTGATAGCCTCTGTTCGACAGCCCATAAACCCGCCTCGCGGGCATTGATCGCCTTCGTTATGTCGAGGCCCAAGTCCTCATACATTTCAAGCAGCACCGACCCATCAGCCTGACCAGCACCCCGCGCTGCTGGGTCAATCACTCCCGGTATCCAGGCACCGCGCGCCTTGATCGCCTCGGCATGAACCGATGGTTCAGCTTTTCCCCTGTAATGCTCGGAGTGCAGATAAACGATATCGTTGTCTCGATCGTGAGCAGCCCAGATCGCCGCCGTCCTATTCCAACCAACATCGAGGCCGTAAACACGCGGCCAATAAGCCGGAATTTTAAACGGCTTGACGATTAAATCTTCTTCCGGCGTCTGGTAAATCTTACCCGCACCAAGAACTGGTATACCCTTCATTCGAGCGTCGCGAAGATGTGGCTGAATCGAAGCCATCAACTCCGCTTTGGTTTTCTCGTCTAGGTGTGGAACGTCATCCCAACCAGCTTGGACGAGATATTTCGTATCAGTTATCGCTGGCATCTTTTCCCGGTTTCACTTGTTGATGCTTTTTAAACCCCAGACCAAAACACTCAGGGCAGTAGTTATTGAGGCCCTCCCAGATATAACCGCAGTCACATTCCATCCACACTAAAGAGCGAAAGCCGTTAACATTGCCCTGCGCGGTTTGCATCGCCTTACGCTACTCCAGACGGGCCGCTCGTTCGGCTTGTTCGGACCCAGGCATCACTAACGGGCTAGGTGGAATTTTGACAGGCTGGGCGAGTTGTGGGGGGGCATAAAACATTTCCGATCTATCTATGGACCGCTCGAAAGGTAGTCGCATTTTGAGTTGTGTTTTTCTTGAGTCGGCGTCCCGTCTTGCCCTTTCCAGTTGTTCAGCAATTTCTCGGTTGAAGTCGAGTACATAGGCTCGCGGGATAGGTTCTCCAGGCAGGCCGAGCCATAGATAGATAGCCTCGCCCTCGTCTATGACGGCTGAAATAACGTCGGCTTCAGTGACAGAGAGAATCTCGTAGCGAACCGGCTTAGGCCGCCCCAATAGGCCCGCCAGGGCAATCCATGAGATAAGCAGCCCCACGGATAGACAAGCAATCGGAACCTGTCTACCGCCGCGACTAATGGAGTCTGCGGCGGATGCAAACAGAGCGAGGATGAGTGCGGCGAATAACAGGGTCATAACCGTGGCCTTACGCGGCGCGACCGCAGCGGCATGAATAACGCATGGGCAGACCCGATTACCATATTGCCGGCATCGTCTATCGTGAAGCGCATGGCAGTGATTTCCTCGCCGTGCGAACGAAGCTCCACCTGAGCCGTGAGAAGCTGCACAAGCGCCGCCGTCTCATTGGCTTTAATGCTAACAATCACATCAACGACGATCGGAAACGGGTTGCCGGAGCGAAACATATGGACGTTAACTACATATTCGCCTGACGGAAGGCCCCTACTAAAACTGACCTCGTAATTTAACTCTGTGGCGTCGTGTGAATTACCGAGATCATCGCGCAACAGATTGAAGATGCGCCCGCCCTTATTACTGTAACCAACCGGCACGTCGCCAGGAGCCATTGTCCATAAATCCACATCAACATTTCCAGGTGGCCAGGAGATTTCCACCAAAATATTGCCGGGGGGCGTGATGTCCTTTTTTTGCTTTTCTCCCGGTGGATTGATATGTGGAAGAATCATTATGACGATAACAACAAAGACTAATAACGTGAGCGTTATCACGTCACGAAACACGATGCCGGTGGTGTCATCCATGTAAGATATTGTAGTTGACCGTCAGCCACAGAGAGAACACCGACCCAGCCAGAGTGGTGTAAAGAGCCACGCCGATGCCGCTGATAAGAGTTGAAACCATCCCTGTTATCGCTGTGATATCCCCCGCTGCTGCCGAGTCAACGCCGGATAAGGCAATAACGAAGCCGATTACCGTACCAATCAATCCGAGCATGACAAGGCTATTTGCGATCTGGCGGATTACCATGATATCGCCACCGAACGCCCGCCGTGCAGAAACAATCAGGCCGACGATAAACAACGCCGCAATGAGCAGGGTTATCTTTGTCGCGTCTCCATCGACTGCCATCATAATCCAGCCGTCGATAGCCAACGCTGAAAATCCGGCGATTGCTGAAATATTGAAGGCCGCGAGCCGCGCAAGACGCATACTAGAAATCCGGTGCTTCGTCATAGTCGAATCTCCCTTCCCAATACTTGCCGGCAGACACGACGCAAGACCTCATCGAGACCGACGTTACTAGGACCGTGAACGTCTTTGAAACTGGGTTGACCAGGATTTCGAGCAGCGTGCCATTTGAAAGTAGGCCCATGCCCTGCGGCTTCTCGCCCCAGTTTCTTTCGTAATGCGCCACCATACGGTCGCGATCGGCGCACTGCTCCTGGGCTTCGGCGGGCCAGGAAAAAACCGCCAGGAAGGCGGTCAGCAAAAAGGGCGGCGCATACTAGGAATCCGGCATTTCGTCATTCTCGAATCCCCCCAGGTACATCTCCTTGATCCATAAAGCTCAACACAACCTCGCTCAAGCCTTCTAGCGGCGTGAACGTAATGAGTATTATCCCGTTGACTGTGGCCGTCCGTATCAGGCACTCGCCATAGATATCGATCGGCGGCTCCTCGTCGCACCAGATCGCGTGTTTGGCCGTTCCCTCAAATGACCCTCGACCCTGCTGATACGACTTGAGGCCCAACTTCGACATATTGCCGCTGACATGTCTGACCTTTATCGTATCAAGCAAGTCCGCGACGCCGGCCTTCCAGGTATGGCCCTCGACATCCAGCAGATCACCGGGGATCATCCCCGTACCATCGATAATCTTACGATTGTCGCTGTGAGCAATATCGCCAACCAGCGTCTTTTGAACAATATCGCGCGTTGTCTCATTAGTCTTACCAGCCGCCCATGCCTCGATCGCGGTCTCAAACCGTCGCCCCGTCCACCAGTCGGGGTATAACCCCGTCAAATGACAGGTAATCTCATAGGCGCCCATGCCGAACGTCTTACCGACGCGGTTCGCGCACATCGCGCACCGCTCCCTATAATCCCGCCCTGCGTCAAAAAATTCCATGTGCTTCAGATAAAGCTCTCTCCGAAGCGGCCCTGTCTCTGGGTAAATTGTGTAGAATAGCTTTCGCTTCTCGCGATAAGCCTTTTCCTCAATCGCAAGAGCTAGATTTTCACGGCCCTTGCGGCCTAGCCCCTCAAAATTAGCTTGCACAAGTCACTATGAATAGCTCACGCCACTTCCACGAAATCGGCATCGAAAACAGGCGCGCTAACACGCTTGAGTCCGCTCTCGATCCGCTTATCAAGCTGCTCATCAGTCAACGCCTTGATGCCGACATCGCCGCTGATCTCGATGTGCTTTGTCTCGCCGTACAGGCGCGGGACCAACTTCGTCGCAACCCACTTAATCGTATCAATCCGCAAACGCGATCGCTGAACATGCTCGCTATTAAAGCGCGGACCCTTATCCGTCATAACAAAATCATTCGACGTATCATTCGCGATCTCCATCATTTCATCGACAAGCGCCTCGATACCGATGATCTTCGACAGCTTATACTCATCCATCAAACCGTCGTGTTTTCTCAACCAGTCGTAGAACACCGACTTATCCGGCATGTCTTTGTCACGGCAAATCTCGGCCACACTCTCGCCGCCCTGGAGACGCTTGTTAATCTTGTTAACAACCTTGTCCGAATAGCGGATTGGATTAGACCTCACTTGTTTTATCCCAACAGATATTTCAAAT